TCAACTCCATGGAAGCCTTGGAGATCAGTTAAAGACCAAATATATGATCGTAAAAATGCTGCAAGAGAAATTATAGATTGTATATTTTTTTTAGGGTCAATTAGGGGAGCTCTTGAAATTTCTCCTGAAGCTCTTGATGAAGCTCTTGATGAAGCTTTTATAAGGAATTATACTAGGATAGAATCCGGGTATAATAATGACCCCCAAGGGAGGAGGTGATACTATATGCCAAAAAGAGTAAGAATATCTTACGGCAGGACTTGTCAATCCGCTCCATATGAAAGCATTCGATTAGATGTGGCCATAGAGAAGACGTTAAAAGATGGTGACAATCTATTGGAAGAGATTGATAAAACGGCAAATGGACTTAGACAATACGTCAAAAACAAAATTGCAGAAACGTTGCAAAACGAATAAGGAGACAAAACGACATGATTACAAGTTTAGTAAGATTTAGTTATTTGAACTGTTTCGAGGCAAAAGCCAATCCTTCAGGTGACCTTAAATTCTCTGTTTCTATTCTTGTCCAAAAGGAAGATAAAGCCGGGATTAAGGCTATTCAAGTTGCAATCAATACAGCGGTTCAGAAAGGTCTTGATACTAACAAATTCACGAAAGCCCAAATCTCAGGACTTCGGCTTCCACTTCGTGATGGTGATGAAGAATTTGACAATGGAACTCGTGGGGCAGAATACCAGGGTTGCTTTTTCTTGAATTCGTCATCCAACAATAAGCCTGGAGTAGTTAAAGCTCAGGCAGGTGGATCACCTGTTCCTATTTTTGATCCTGATGAATTCTTTAGTGGATGTTATGGCCGTGCAGATGTTAATTTCTTTCCTTACAATCAAGCGGGAAACCGTGGCATAGGAGTTGGCCTCAACAATCTTATGCTAGTCAAGGAGGGTGAACGTCTTGATGGCCGTCAGAAGGCTGAAGATGCCTTTAAGGACTTCACTGAGGAATCAACTGATGAGTCACCTGATAGTAATCCTGTAGGTGATCTAGAATAATGAAATAAACCTTTAATCAAAGGGGCACCACAATATGGTGCCCCTTTTTAATGGAGGGTCATATGGCACGGCTATACACAAAAAATAATCAATCTTATCATAGAGAATGTCATAGGGATTATGATAGAAAATACTATCATACAGTAAGGAAGGAGGCCTAATGGCACTAGTTGGGATTGATTTTGAAACTAAATCTGAAGTTGATTTAATTAAACATGGTAGAAAGAATTATCTTGCTGGTAAAGAAGCTGATATAATTTGCATGGGATACAGGATCAATGATGAGCCAACAAAACTATGGATTCCAGGTGACCCACTCCCTGATTTTGTAAATTCAAATTGTCAGCATAAGTTTTATGCTTTTAATGCACAATTTGATATGGCAGTGTGGAATACACTTGGCATAAAGTATGAGTTTACTCACAATCCTGCTATACAATGGATTGATGTTATGGCTCTTTGTGGTCGTTTTACTTATCATCAGTCTCTTGCTCAAGCAGGTGAGGATTTGAACCTCAAGATTCAAAAGAATCCAAGGGGTAAAGCACTGATTAAACTTATATGTTGTCCGCCTTTTGTTTATACTCATTCTGATTTAATGGAACTGCATGAATATTGTAAACGTGATGTTGATACCATGTATGAAATGCTTAATGCTTTACCTGCTTCTAGACTTTCAGTTAAAGAACAGAAGTACTGGGAACGAACAGTTAGAAAAAACAGTTATGGATTGCCTATTGATATTAATTCTGCAAAACAAATTTATCGAGTAACTGAGGTTTATAAAGAAGAACAAAACCTGTTATTGCCTAATTTAACAGATGATTTAGTAACTAAAGCCACTCAAAATCAAAGAATAGTTAAATGGTTAAAATCCAAAGGAGTTATAACTCCTAATTTACAGGCTGATACAGTTATTAAATTATTGAAAAGACTTGATCTTTCTGATGATGTTAGAACTGTATTAGAACTTAGGCAAGAACTCGGTAGGTCTTCAACTGCCAAATATTTAAAAATTATAGAATTGGAGCATAAAGGTAGGATATATGATAATATCCGCTATTATGGAGCTAATACAGGTAGAGATGCAGGCTTGGGTTTCCAATTATATAATTTACCACGATCAAAGGTTGGTGCTAAATCTGAAACTGAAGCTGATGAACTTATACAATCCTTTTTTGATTTGTCTGTCATTGATAAAAGCCCTGTAGGTACTGCAAAGTCATTAGTTAGAGCTATGATTAAGGCTCCCAAAGGAAAACTTATTTGTGCAGTTGATTACTCAGGAATAGAAAATCGAGGTCTTGCATGGGTTGCACAAGATGAAAAGACTTTACAGTTATTTCTGGATAACCTTGATCAATACATTGATATGGCTGTTGATTTGTACAAAATACCTTATGAAGATGTTAATAGTCAACAACGGTATTTTGGTAAACAATTAGTCCTAGGATGTGGCTATGGTCTTGGTTGGAAAGGATTTATAGGTTATGCTGAAGCAAATGACTTATTAGTTACTGATTTGGAAGCACAAGATGCAGTTAATGCTTGGAGAACAAAATATTATAAAGTTGTTAAATTATGGTATAAGTGTAGGAATGCTGCATTGAATGCTATAACTTATCCAGGTAAACCTTTTAAAGTATCATATGTTTCTTATAAAGTGGTTCATGATAGAAATAAGACTCGATGGCTGCAATTAACTTTACCTTCTGGCAGATGTATGTATTATAATAAACCACTTATTAAAGAAGGTAAGTTTGGGCCTGAACCTACTGCATTTGGCATAAATCCATATACTAAAAAATGGATGAGATTAAAGATAATTCCTGGAAGACTTGTTGAAAATATTGTTCAAGCTATGTCAAGAGATATTTTATTTGATGCTGAAGAAAAATTAGAAAATAAAGGATATACAATCATTGGTTCAGTTTATGATGAAATAATTCTTGAAGTTCCTGAAGATTGTGATAAGAAAGAAACTCTTGGAAATATTGATAAAATCATATGTGAGGGGCCCACTTGGGCAAAAGGCCTTCCTTTGAAATCGGAAGGTTTTATAGAAAAAAGATACCGCAAAGGCTAAGGAGGTAATAAAATGTCAAGGTTATACCAAATCTCTATGACTGATGGAACGTCTTATATAATTCGTGAAAAAGATGAACATGAGTTTTATAAGCAAAAGTTTTATAAAGTAAAACAGGGTTGTATAGTTGTTGCAAGAGATAACCAACAAATACAGTTATTTGATTTATCAAAAAATGATCATGTTGGCTTGCCTACTATTTCGTCCAATAGCATAGTTAGAACCCAAAAAGTAATAAAAGGATCTGGCTTAGAAGAACTTTACTTAAAAACTTCTTCTGGTATAGAAATTATTAAGGGAGGTAACAATGGACTTGGAGGAATTTAAAAACTCACAAATTGAAAAAGAAATTAACAGTTTAACCCAATATGAAATGTGTAGATTAATTAGGTTTGCTCCTTCCGGACATAAATATTTTGATACAAGCAAACCTTATAATGAGCTATTCCGAGAACGATTTATAAAACTTGGGGGTTTTACTCCTGAAATTTCTAAAAGATTGGGGTGGTAAACATGCTTGAAAGAGATATAGAAAGTTATTTAGTCAGGAGAGTTGTATGGCTTAAAGGTAAGGCTTATAAATTTTCGTCCCCATCAAATAGGTCTGTCCCTGACCGGCTTTGCTGTTTGCCAAATGGCAATATAAAGTTTGTTGAATGTAAAGCTACAGGTAAAAAACCAACGCCATTACAAGCTAAAACTATAAAATATCTTAGGAGTCTTGGCAATGAAGTATTTGTCGTAGATTCCACAGAAAAAGTTGACATGCTGATAAGCATGTGGCTAAAGGAGATAAAATGATATCAAGTGATAGTGCTTATGACTTATTTGTTAAAATTGCTAATACTAGTGGATCAGCTAAAAAACCACTTTTAAAGCAGCATCCTGTTACAAGATATTTACTTGCTGCCTACGACCCTTTTACTAAGTACTATATGACTAAATGTCTTAAGGGTCGGGGTCATCAAGTATTTGATGAATTCACTTGGACTATTTTAGGTAGATTGTCTACTCGTGAATTATCAGGTGACAGAGCTAAAGTTGTTGTAAGTATTCATACAAGTGAGATGACAGAAAAATCAAGTAATCTGTTCCGTATGATTTTAAACAAAGACCTAAGAATGGGTATGGGTTCGAAAACTATTAATAAAGTTTTTCCAGGACTTATACCAACTCATGATGTAATGCTTGCAAAGCTATTTGAAAGTAAACGATTAAAATACCCATGCTTTGGCTCACCTAAAATTGATGGTGTAAGAGCTAAATTTAAAAATGGGAAATTTTTCTCTCGTAATGGCCATGAGTATGTTGGATTAAATCATTTAGCTAAGCAACTTCTTTCTATTGATGGAGAACTTGATGGAGAACTTGTAGTTCCTAACATAACATTTCAGGTAAGTTCAGGGCTAGTAAGGGATGATAGCCCTACTCCAAATGCTACGTTTCAAATTTTTGAAGTTCCATT